TGAGCATCAGACTATCAAATGGCGGATAGCGCCTATGAACCAATGCCCCGACAACTGGAAGGTTGTGAGATAAAAGCCGGGTTATCGTTTTTGGATGATAGACCTGATCAACATCACACATCATCAAATGAGTGGCGCTGATATCCAATGCCTTATCTACTAAATCATTTCGCAATCCGTCTATTGATCCTGATCCGCCGTCGGCGTGCAGATAGGTGAAATCCGGCCTTTCCATGTGGACGAAGCTATGGAAGAAGGATGACGGCACCCAGGGAAACGTGAGCGGTATTCCAATGGCCAAATGTAAATTGCTAATCTTCATCAACATCCGCCTTTCTTAACAGCAATATTCCGCAAATCTTGTCAGCTCCGATATATTCACCGACGATTTCCCATCTGCTATCCTTTTTCAGATCCATGGCCACCTTATAGCAGCCGTAAGGAGCGCCCACCTGAGAATCATGGAATATCAGGAACCCGCCCGGCTTTAGAAGTTCAGCATAGTTTTCAATGTCCGCCTTGACTCCCTCATAATAATGATCGCCGTCTATCATTATCGCATCAAAAGTAACGCCGAGGCTTCGCACCGCCTCCACTGTTGTCTCATCGTGACTATTTCCGACTATCTCATCATGGGGAATGTCGCGCAAAACGTAGGGCCTTATGTGCGCCTTTGGGTGCTGGTTATTATCGACTATGACGATACGGGGACCGAAATAATGGTTCATGATGAATACCGACCCGCCCGCCGCCGCTCCGATTTCCAGGTATGATTTAACCTTTTCCCCGGAATCGATCATGGCCATGATACACGCCGCAAATTCATCCGGCACCTGTTGCGCCTGAACGCCTCCCTCAAATGAGCCGCCGAACGTGGGGACGTGATCCGACCCGGATTCAATAATGAACCGTTCGATACTTTCTGCCATCACTACTGGGACTTCTTTCTTTTTCGTTGCCATATCGCTACCCTTCCAATGCCTGTTTATTCCAAAACACTCCCCATTTATCCGTAACGTGCCGCTCATTACGTGCGCAAATATCTGAGTATTTCACAGTTCCCGCCTTCTCCAAATCCAGAAACGTCTGACTCCCGATATGGTGGACATAGACATCCCACGCAATTCCGGTCCTGTGGCCTGCCGCCCTTGCCCGTAAGCAGAAATCAAGCTCCTCTCCGCTGCAAGGCCAGAGGGATTCGTCAAATGGTCCGATTTCATCCCAGAGCGATTTCTTGAAGGCCATGCAAAAGCCGATAACCCAGTTGACTTCCTGAGACGCGCCCGCATAATCCGCTGCCCACTGTCGCGCCTGCTCATCCAGCCCGGCCCGATCCGTATAAAGTGCGATCATCACCTGTTGCAATCCGGCGCAATAGTTCGTGCAAGGGGCGACGATTGAGAAGTTGTGCAGCCAGGTATCAAGGCGGTTAAGGCTGCCCGGCGTGCAAATAACGTCATTATTCAGCAGGATGATGGTGTCCCCCTTCGCCGCGCGGATTCCCTGATTGACTGCGACAGGGAAACCGAGGTTTGTTTCGTTGCGGATAGTCGCCCCCTCGATTGCCGGGGTGCTGCCATTATCGACGAGTATTATCTCATAATCACGGGTGTTATCCCGTACCGCCGCGAGGCATTCCGCCGTCATTTCATGATGGTTATACGCTGGCACCACAATGCTAATCATTTCGTTCCTTTCAATTTAACGAGGTCTTGACCTCAAAATCTACAGCCCAATGCCTAACTTGGTTTGTCGCGTCGCCCACGGTTATCTCTTCCGTCATCGTAGTAAGATTTACTTCCTTCATCCACACAAGTGTACTGCCCGTTATCGTCAAGGCACACTCGTCAAGGAGCGCCCGTAAATCCGCGTACATGGTCGTTATCTCCGCCGCACCCGTAGAGGATGAAAACAAAGAGAATTGAATGAGCGTGTCCGTGAAATGCTCCGTAAAGGTCTTATCCTGTATCCCGGAAACGATGAAAAACACGCAATACGGGAACGTCGGCGGCATTTCATCAGCCGGATAATGATCCAGATAGACCCGCCCGGAAACGTCGCTATTGAAAGCGGACCCGGCTATTTTGGTCATTATGGCGGTCAGGAGATTCAGCATTTACCCGGCCTCTTTACAAAGTATATCCAACCACTTACAATCCATATTAGGATTCACGATGCTCACAATGTTGAAATTCCTTGCGCCATAAACGATCCGCCAGCCTGATTTCATGACTGAGCGATAACGTATCCTGATCCGGTGTGTCGTGATAAGCGTGGCCGCTTGTGCCTGAATGACCTCGTTTGCGCTTACCGGCCAAATCGCCGCCGCTATCTTCGTTCCCGTGGGAAGGACGGAGACCCAAACAACAGTTGTGAATCCTCCCGCGCCGTCTGTGGTCTTTGTTTGCGCCTGAATGTCGATGCGCTTATTGAGGGAGCCGATGGTCATATCAGAACTCCCACGGCAACACGGATGACGCCAACAGCGCCTTGACCGCCCGGTTTTCTTGATATGTGAAGTTGCTCAAAACGGCCCCTTCCCGGTTCTCGTAGAGGTCGGCCAGAATCGGTTTTATGGCCGCTATGATCTTTTTCGGGATGCTTGCCGCCGCCGTCCATCCACAAACGAACTCGATAGTAATCGGATTTGAGGGATAGAGCGTGTCAGAGGGCCAGGATTCGCCGTAGGGTAAAACGATGCGCCCTATCCCCTCTCCGTTTGTCTCCACAAGGTAGTCGGTCGTGACGGTCATGGTCGTCTCTGTCCCGTCCGTGTCCTTGTATTTGATGGAAGTCACGGTGGCCAGGTTACCGAAGGGCAGCTTGATGAAATCCTTGTCCGCGGGGAAGGCGTCAAGGTAGTAATACCAAGTCTGCGTCAACAGCGCCCGCCGGGTGATGTCCTCTACATGCTCCCTTGCCGCCTGAATAAGCGCCGTCAAAAGATCATCGTCCGCCGTTTCCGCCTCGTTCGAGAGGATGGAAGTCCCGAACTCGCAGGCCGCCAAAAGAACCTTTGAGGTCGTGCGGATATAGGCCTTTGTCCCGGTGTATTGCTTCTTGTAGTCCGCGTTGTCGTTTGCCGTTGTCACCTGGGTGAAGCTGCCGCCGGTCCAGGCCGTGAAGGTCACATTGTCGTCTGATTCTTCAATCCGCGTGTCATTGGTTCCCGTCGCGCCGTTCGTGCCGCAATGGAGAAGCACCTCCGCAAGTTTGCCGATAACAGAAACGCCTGCGCCGATATGAGTGGTGTAGTTATTGGCGATAGCCTTTGACCCATAGGCGAGGGATTGCGTGATGGTCAGATTATCGTCAAAGCTGCCTGAATCCAAATTGAGGTGGAGCTTCGCCTCGGCCAGGGTTATCGGTTCAATCGTCGGTGCGGTCTTGAGTACGGCGTTCATTTCTTTTTCCCCTTGCGTTTCTGGCGCTGCCGTTTTGCCTTTTTATCAGCTTCCAACTGGCGGACTTTGCAGGTCTTCGCCATTATTCAATCCATCCCCTTAATGAACATGTCCCCTGCGCCGCAGAATTAGCCAAGGCTGACACTTTCAAGTCCACTGTTGCCGGTAGTTTCGTCGGCGGATTAAGCTCCCTTAAAAACGCTGTATTGTTCAGGATTGTTTCGTTGTACGGGCTCCATAATCCCCTCGGCAGAACTGTACCGGACAGGTTGTCGTAATTCGCCTTGGTGGTAAATCTTGCATATTTACCCGCTGCCTGATCCGCACATGAAAATGCAATCTGCGTTATGTATAGCGTCTTTCCTGCGGGGACTGTCCACAGACATTGACGCGCCCGTGTGCGCCCTGCGGAAATGTATCCATAGGTAACTCCGCCCGATGCAACGGTTAGATTCCCAACTGCCGCAAGAGCCGTCCCGGCGGTCATAATCCTGACATTCTGTATCCTGTAGATGTCCGTGGCAATCTGCACCGCAGCGGTTCCGTTCATGGTGACGGTGACGTTCTTCTCGGCAAAAGCGGTTGTCAGATAGTAAACAGTGACGGTATAAGCGCCCGTACCTGCGACCGGGGTTTTGTCTGCATCGTCCTCTACGGAGTCGCTAACAATGGTCATGGTCAGTGCGCCCGCAGGGAATACATAAGGGGCGCTAACCGGCCACATATCCTCCTCGGTCGCGCCGATTGCGGCATTGTATCCGATCTTTGACCAGGGGACGTGGTCAGTCACGTTCCCCTCTGCGATGTCGTAGGTGTAGGGCATAGCTGAGACGCGAGGCTTGTTTTGAACGTGCTTGACGCCATAAATGGCCCCGTTTTCGTCGGATAATTTAACGCCGCCCATTAGAGCGGTTCCGGCCTTCGCCTCGACAGGTTGCGTTTCTGTGAGGTCGGCCTTCTTTTGCAGTTCGGTGAGCAATGCGTCTTGTTTCGCAGACGTTGCCGCGCCCGCAGGAAGAGCGGAGCTGTTGACAACTGTTTGCTCA